TCATGGCGTCTCTCCGTTCTCTCCTAACCATTTACGTATGCTGGCCACTGCGCCCTTATCGGTATCCGGTGATGGGTGCGGGCGATGAAAAACACGCACTTCATCAAACAATACAACGGCTAATGCGGTCAAAGAACCGCCCTTGACGCGCTGGCTCTGCGAGCGGATTCGGATTTCAAACCAGGCGTAGTGGCCACCGTTCGAATTCTGGCGTAGGCGGTAGGTGAAGCGGGTGAGCTTTTGCGATGACATTGCCATTAGCTACCTCCCTTCCAATGTTTTTATTTTGCTACCTATTTGCTACCTAGAACCTCTCCCAACAAAAAACGGCCACTTGCTGTATTAGCTAAGTGGCCGTTTTCCGGAATTTTTGGTCGGAATAGCAGGATTCGAACCTACGACCTCTGCCTCCCGAAGGCTTGTGGATAAAATAACTCGATATATCCCCAGAAATGTGTGGATAACTAGAGTTATTTTGAATCAATCACTTATGGGCTAGGCTTCTTTTCTGCTTGTCGACGCATTGCCCCTCTTTTATCCTCCGCTTAGAACCTATTTGGAACCTAGTTTTTATGGATAAGACTACAGCGAAGCTGACAGCGCGACTAATGGAGCGTCTGGCCAAAGAGCTGGCGGAAGGTGATGAGGTTTGGGATTCGGATCTTGGAGGTTACCACGTTCGCGCTGGCAAGCGAGGCTTGTCGATCCGGCTCTCTTATTACAACACGCTGAATAAACGGCGCGTGCTTACAATTGGCAAGTTTGGTGTCTATACCGCTACTCAAGCGCGAGAAACCGCGCGCGAGGCGTTGGCTGTCGTTGCCCAAGGTGGCGATCCCCGCGCGGTGATTGAAGAGACGAAAGCCGAAGCGCAACACCAGCAGCAACAAACGCTTAGATCTTACCTGCAGACTGATTATGCCGATCACCAGAAGCGCCGCAAGGATGGCGACGCCACCTTAAGACGTATCGAAAATAGCTTTACCGATTGGCTTGATAAGCCGATGGAAACCCTCGGCCTGGCTGATGTTGAGCGCTGGCAATCTCAAAAAGAGGTGGGAGCCCCGGATGCAGACCCACCGGTAAAACCCCAGGCTTACCAAACCATGAAACGCTCCTATGGCGCACTGCAAACACTGCTTAACCACGCGGCTAAGCGCGGCGTCATTACTCAAAACCCGCTAAAAGACATCAAGCTCCAGAAGCCAGCGCTTACGGACGACCAACTTGAAGCGGACGAGGGGCGCCGTTACCTGGAGGCTAGTGAGCGTGACGCCTTTTTTGCTGGTCTGGATGCCTACCAGGAGGAAAAGCGGGCGCAGCGAAGAAGCAGCCGGGCTCATGGTAAGCGGTATTTACCCGACCTGGATGGTGTGGCCTATGTCGATCATGCCACGCCGTGGCTACTGCTCATGTATTACACCGGGTTTCGACCAGGTGATTTATTTGGTCTTCGTTGGCCGCATGTGAGTTTCGAGTTTAAGAGCGTTCGCAAAATCATCGAAAAAACCGCGCACCAATCCCCCGAGCCGCAAACTTTCCCGCTTTCAGATCCGGCCATGGAAGTGCTGGAAACGTGGTGGGAGCAGCAAGGGAAGCCCAGCAGCGGTTATGTGTTTTCATCACCTGTTACGGGCAAGCGGCTGGGCAAAGATGCAATGCGAAAGCCGTGGAGGCGGGTGCGCCAGTTGGCAGGGTTAAACGATGGAATGGTGCTATATACGCTGCGCCATAACTTTGCGAGCCAGTTGGTTATGGCGGGAGTGGATCTTCTCACGGTGAGCAAACTGATGGCTCACTCGGATATTCAGACGACGATCAAATACTATGCCCACCTCCAGCCCGACCATAAGCGTAATGCGGTACAGCTGTTTGCTCAGATCGGGCAGGGGAAAGAGGTCATGGGCAAGGAGTTACGAGGCGATGGAAGTAGCGCTGCGCATTGAGGCTTCAGCGGTGCTTGAATAGCTCTCGCTTGATTCCAGCCAGGCGTATACGTCAGATAGGCGATAGCGCACATGGTGGCCACGCTTCACGAATCGTGGCCCAGGCCTACCGAGTAGGATGCCAGTGCTGCGCGCCTTTCTTGCTGTCGCTGGCATTGCCGGAATTAGCCGCGGGAAAACCACGATATCTGGCAGCTCGATCATTGCCAGGTCTACCCCTGCCTTTGCGCGGGCCAAGGCATCAGCTAGCTCTTTATCGATATCACGTTGATCGTTAATACTCATTGGTTCTTTTCTCCCTTCTGTTTAGCCCGCCAGCGGTTGAAGCGGTTGCGAATGATGCGAAACGTTTGGCGCGCGGCTGGGTTGCTGTCCAGCTCGGCGCGGCTGTTGATTTGGCAGGCCGCGATTAACCAATCCCGGGCGTCCTGTTCGTTGTGGGTACCGTCGGGCAAGGTGCTTTCATCAATGCCAAACTTGGCTCGGCGGCGACGATCCAGGTAGAGCTGGAAGGCGCGATCCTGGCAAAGCATGGCTGCCTGGCGTGCCACGGCGCCACCGCGAGCAGGTTGCTTTTGAGTCATGGATGCCTCTTTGAGCAAAGCGCCTGGAGCTGCTGAGCAAGTGGGCAGGTGTTCACCTGTGATTTGAGACCCGTTAGTGATACGGCCAGCCCTTCGGCTATCGTTTCTCTTGGTGCGTTGGCCAGAAGGTTATTCCAAATTCGCTCAGCTTCGTCGTATGGCATCAGGTTGCGAGTTTGCTGGGTGACTAGGTAATCAACTGACGATAGGATTCTTTCTTTTTCATCACTATTCATGGTGGGCGGCCTCATGACGCAAGCGAACAATATTGAAAAATTTGATGAATTCAGTGGTCAGGTATTGGCTAGTTTTTACAACAGCTTTCCGGTACCCATTAATCTGCAAGCCAGAGACTTTGTAGAACAGCCAACTCAGTATGATGAAAGTTCTCAGTGCGATAGGGCTTCCCCTGATGCTGTCTTTTTTATTGCAACGGTTGAGTGGCTGCGCCGAGCGGGGTATATCCATGCGGATGAACAAGATGGCAATGATCGAATCGTTAAGAACGGCGTACTGACCGCCAAGGGGCTTGAGGTGCTTAAGATCAAGCCGACCAGCCTTACCGATGAACCGAGCTTGGGTGACCAACTGGCTGATGCCGCCAAAAAAGGCAGTAGCGATGCCGTTCGCAAAGCGGTCACTGAAATCATGAGCCTTGGTGCTCGATTGATGCTGCAAACACTCAATTAATTTATTTGCGAACATGCCGCCCCCTTAGCTCACGAATGCCCTGGCACTCGATGCAGGTGGTGGCCCAGGGTGCGGCTTTGCGGCGTTTCTCTGCAGCGCGAGCGATAAGCCAATTAGCCATCTTGTGCATGGCTGGCACTGTTTCTGCCGCCGCCTCTTCCAGCGCTTCAGCCTGTTTTAACGCATCGCGCTTTGTCATATCGAGCGCTTCGATATCAACGTCCATATTCCAAAAAATGCCAACACCTGAGCAGTGTTTACGCAGCTCCTTTCCAATTTTATTAACCTCTGTTTGATGCCAAATGTCGTTAATCCTTACCACCAAGTAGCGATCTTTAAGGTCGGCGGGCATGGCCTCCAGCTTTGCCAAAGAAAGCGCAGCGTACTTTTTCTCCAGCGAATCGAAGGCCTCCGCAAACTCTACACATCCCCCGAAACCACGCAATTCCCACAAGTAGCGAACATGATCAACATGCATTTCGCCGAGTACGTCTAACTGTTTTGCAGCCTCTTCGGGGTTCTCACGAACCCAGTTCGGATCAATAGCCATGTAGCCCCCTAAAACTCAAAACGCTGCGCGATGCCCTTGGGCACCGCTTTTGCTTGAGTGCGGATCTCGATCACCTCAACGCGGGGTTTGAAGTGGCTAACGGTGCTCACGCCTAGCTGGAAAGCGGCGCCCAGGCCAAAACCTGCGGCGAGCAAGGTAATGGCCGAACGATGGTTGACGGGTATTGGGTTTTTCATCGTTTACCGTCCTTGCTTGTTTTTCAGCTCACGAATGCCCTGGCACTCGATGCAGGTGGTGGCCCAGGGCGCGGCTTTGCGGCGCTGGGCGGGGATTTCGTAGCCGCAATCAACACATTCATCGTTGGCGGCCTGGGTGGCGAGCGTGGCGCGGCGTGCCAGCGTGGCCTCCAGGCTTTGTTGGATGGTGACCGCGGCGCGGTCGGCGTTATCTGCCATCGTTCTTCCTTCGGTTAGCAAAGTTCGGGCGGGAAGTACTCTTCCTGCTGGGTAGGGTTGGACGGCGCGAAGAGTTTTCGCGCGGCTTCTCTGGCTTCCTGGGCTTCGCGGTAGGCGTCTTCCGCTTCGGCCCGGTAAATTTCTGAGCGCTTCCACTCTTCGAGACGTTCGCGCTGGGCTTTTTTCTCGTCGGGTGATGGCTCTCGGGGCTGGATATCTGGCCCCTGCGTACAGTTAGTGACACGAGTCCAAGGGGACGCGGCTTCGCCGCCTCCCGAAACCCCTTGGTGCCGCTGCGACTTGCCGCGCACTTGCCAGCGGTAGAAGCGGGTCAGGTATTCGTGTTCGTTGCCCCGGCCGTCTGAAACGACGATGCCGAAGGTGCCCAGCTTGCTTTCGCCGTGGCGGCCTTTGGCCTCGATGCCTTCGCGCACCTCGCCGGTGGCGTGGCTAAATTCAGCCCGTTCGAGATCCACGCGGGGCATCGTCCAGGGTTTAACGGGGCGCTGTTTGCGGGGCAGGTTGGGGCCGCCCATCAAACGCAGGAATTGATCCCACTGACCGGCGTTGGCCGCCTTGCGGATCTGTTCCAAACGGCTGGCGATGCGTTTATCGGGGCGGGTGGCTTGCTCCCAGCTTTCCAGCTCATCGATGTGCTTTTCGTTTAGGCGGCGCACTTCACGCCACACGGTGACGCTGGGCAGGCCGACGAACTGAAACTGGCGAATGCCCCACACCGCCGCCCACGACTCAATGCGCGGCGCGACGCTGGTTAGCTCATGGCCATAGCGGTCTTTGTCATCGTTTTGCACGCCATCACGGACGAACTGCTCGCCGTTGATGTTCTTGCTGATGTACTTGGCCACGTAGCCCGCGGCGGTACCGCGCTTGTAGTCGATCTTTTCCACCTTAAAGCGGGCGGTGGTTTTGTTGCCGCGACGGTCGAACAGCTCCTCGGGGGTGTCCGCTTCCGCGTGGCTGCGCAAGATCTCGTTTACTCGCTTTGTGTGCTCCGGCTTCATCCACAGCAACAGGTGCCAGTGGGGCGTGCCGTCGTGGTGGGGTTCCACCACACGAATGCCGTAAATACCCAGGTTTTCGCGGGCCAGTGCAGCGCGGGCGCGTGCCCATACCTGCTGCAGGTGGGCTTGGGCTTCGCGCGGGGTGCTGCCGTCATACTTTGGGTTGCTGACGCTGTTTTCGGAGATCACCGGGTGGAAACGGCTGGGCGCGGTGATGGTGTAGAACATGCCCACATGGCCCATGCGGCGGGACTCCGCCTCGGTGTCGCTGATACGCAGCATCAACTCCGCCCGGCGGTGGTCGGGGTTCGATAAACCCAACTCGGCGAGTTCGGCCAGGGTGTAAACCTGGCCTTCCTGGTTGATCGCTTCCAATGCCTCGAGCAGGGCGCGGTTACGGTTCTTCTGTGCGCGGCGGCGGTCGAGCGTGACGTTGCTGCAGTAGATGCCTGCGCGCTTATGTACGCGGTGGGCTTCCCGCTGCACCTGTTCCAACCGGCGGCCGCCCAGGCGGCGCAGCTGCCGACGCCACCAAATGGGGTCGGTTAGCTTGGCCAGCTGCACGGCGCTTTTCAGCTTGAGGCTGGGCGGGTTGATGCCGTGCAGGCGCGCCCGGTGGCGGGCTTTGACGAGCGCCATTTCATTGACGACGGATAGGCTCATGACCGGCGCACGGTGCCAGTTGAACACTGCCATCAATGGAATGACGCCCAGCGGCGGGCTTAATGGATTGCGGGAATCCGCGATTTGCAGGGCGACTTCCCGCGCTTGGCCGGAAAGGGTGCGCGCCTTGGGCGTTTTCAGGTTCAGCGGTGGCGGCAGCAAGCCCAGGCGCAGGCGGCGGTTATGCTCGGCGATGCCGCCAATCAGCTTGCTGCGTTCTCGCTCAATCGCCGTGGCTTGAGCATCGGCGTGATTGATGACCGCTTCATCGTCGTGGGTGACGTTCAGGCCGTGCAGCACCAGATCCTTTTCGACGCTGGCCAGCCAGCGGCAGCCCTGTTGCAAGCCTTCGATGGTGGTGGGTGCGCGTTTGACCAGCCCGTTAAAGCCGCGCTCCAGATCTTTGGCGATGGCAGGGAAGCGGCGGTACACGCTGGCGGGGTCGATGAGCTCGCGAGTGTTGCGCGCTAACCAGCGGTTAGCAGCGGCGTGGCCGTGGCGTTTGGAAACGTGCACATAGCCACCCGCCAACTTTTCCGCCAGCGAGGGCAGGCGCTCAAAGTGGCCCTTTAAGTACAGGTAGCAATCTTTGGTGCCAGAGCTGTGGCCAAAGGCGAGTTCCAGCGCGCTCATGCGGGCACCTTGGCAAAGTCGATACCGAGCCAGCACGGCGCAGGGTTTTGCGCGGCGGCAATTTCCGTTGGGTAGTCGCCCAGCACGCCTTCAATCTGCATTGCTTGGCGTCCGAGTGCTTTTGTTTCGCGAACAAGCTCAGCAGCGGCCATGGAGAAGCCCTGCTGTTCTAGCTGCTCAGCTAGGTTGGTGAGTTGCTCGTGGGCAAGATAGATCGCCAACATGGTGCTATCGATATTCATGCCACCCCCTTTTCGATCAGGCTGAGCCAGTGCAGGGCGGCTTTGGTGTTGCCTTCCGCCAACGCCTGACGGGCGTGGCTGGCCAGTTCACGGCTGGGGTGTTGGGCGCGGTTGCGCAGTTGGTCTTTCAGGCCGCTGGCGTAGTCGCTCATGCGGTGAATGGCGGCGCGCACGGCGGCGCGTTCCGGCTTGGCTAGCTGGCTGATTTGTTGGGTGGCATCCGGGGTTAGTCCGGCACTTTTCAGCACAAAGCGGCGTTCAGGGAAGGGGAGATCCGCCCAGACGCTGATCAAGTCTTGATCCGCCGCGCGGCTGTGCAGCTCGGCGCGGAGTTCACCGAACCCAGCGCGGTCGGCGTGGACGATGGGCGCGGGTTGGCGTGTGGGTAACGGCGTTACGTTAGCCATGGCTTTTACCTTAGTGCTCGAGGACGATGGGACGGCGGGTATCGGCATCGACCACTTGAGCAAGGCCAGCATCGCGGGCCTGCTGGATCATGTGGTCGAGGTCACGGGCGGTGAACACCACAGGGCAGCCGTTACGGGTGCGCAGCACCACTACATGGGAAGTGCTGGCGTTCAGGTCGATGCTTGAATCCAGATTGACGCTATCCAGATCCGCGAAGGCTTGAATGGCGGCCACTTCGGCGGTGGCTTCCGCGATGCCGTAGTCATGCACCAGGGTGCCGATGGTGATGCGCAGCGCTTCGGCGCGGCTATCCCAGCGGTTTTGCCAGAGCACTTCGGTGGCGATATCGAAGGGGGTTTTTGCAGCGTTAATGGGTGCTACGTTCATGTTGTGGTTCCTTCTTGGTTTGATCTTCGATACCCAGACGCATCTGGCCTTGTTTCTCCAAGCGGGCGTGCCGCTTGAACCAAGGTGAGTACGGAAGATCTACTTTTGGGTTTGGCCTGAAACTGGGGGCCAGCACATGCTTTAACGAAAGGTCGGCTGTGGTACGGAAGCCACAACCAAATACGTTGCTACAGTGCAGGTAGAGCACCCGGAAGATGGGTAGATGCGTCTTCGAAGTTCGCACCCACATATGTGATCCGCAGTGAGGGCAATCGAACCGCAGCCGACTGTCCTGGTGTTCTACGCCTTCTGTTTCTTCTCCTTCGAGGTATTCCCCTTCGATGGAGCCCTGTTTCACATCTGTTTTTTCAGTCACTCGGCCCCCTTATTTCGTAAAGGGCGCGGCCTCTTCCGGTGAGGCTGGCCGTGCCCTTGCGTAGTCGTCGGCGGGCGAGCCACTCCGCGGCTTGGTCGAGCGTTTCAAGCCCTTGCTGTTGCCGCACTGCCTCCAGCTGGGTGTCCAGCTCTTCATCCAGTGCTAAGCGAAACTCATGGGGCATTTTGGGTGCTCCTTTTGGGCCTTTTTTGTGCCTGCTTTTACGACGCACGTTGGCCCATACTGGTATTCACGATGTCGCTAACGCCGAGTGTTTCGAGCGCTTCTTTCAGCACCAATTGGCGCAGCAAGGTGGCTTTCGACATGCCGGTGTAGTCGACCAGGGCGTCAATCAACTTGGCTTCGTAGTCGTCCAAATTGATGGCGGCATAGCGTTGACGGATGCGACGGGTGTCTTGGTGCATGACGGCGTTCCTTATGCAGAAGCACGAACAACGGGTTAATCGGCGGAAAGGGTTTCTTGGTCGTATTGGGCGATACCGCGCAGCATGAGCATGCGAGCGGTGGCCGACATCGAACGCATTTCCAGCTGGGTAATGCGTTCCAGGCTTCCTCGCTCGGCTTCGGTGAGGTAGGTCATGATTGGCGAGTTACACCCTTTGGGGGCATAAATCGGCTTTGGGGCAATGGTGTTAGCGGTGGCCATGGGTTAGGCTTCCTTAGTGGAGTAAAAGGCTTTAAAAGGGTCAGGCTGAGGCGACGGTTAGCGTCCACGACACTTTTTGAGCCCCTGACTGATTGGGTAGGAAAGAGGCGGTGATGTCGGTTGCGCCAAAGCCGCTGAGAATCAGCAATACGTTGACGAACTCTTGGAAGGGCATTGGCTTTTCCTGACAACGGGCATTGAAGCTTTCGAGGCCTTCTTGAGCGCTCTCGACGGTAAGCATCCCTTGGGTTTTGTTAACGGTCAGTTTTTCCACCGTGATGAGCGGTGATGTATCAGCAGGTGTGGCCATGGCAGTGGCTCCCTTGCGGTGTGTTGTGAAGTAAAAGACATCATTAGAATGGAATCAAATGATTTCATTGTCAATGGGGAATGAAATTAAATGAGTTCTATAGGGATGCGTTTGCGTGAGGAACGGGTAAGGCTAGGCTTCTCTCAAACGGAGCTTGGTGACATTGCCGGCATCACGAAAAACACCCAAATGCTCTATGAGAGTGAGAAGCGTAGCCCCAAGGCTGATTACCTTTCGGCTTTGCATGCTGCCGGGGTGAACACTCATTACGTGCTAACAGGGAATCGTTCGATTTCATCAGGTGGTGAGTCTTTGAGCTTGGCGGCTAATGAGCCCGGGCCGGATCTCTCACCCGTTAAGATGTACGACATTGAAGCGGCAGCGGGCGCTGGACGCAGCTTTGAAGGCGAACCGGTAAAAACCACGCTGTATTTTTCGACGGCTGAGCTTTCCGAGCAGGGGCTAGATCCTGCGCAAGTTGTAGGCATTAAGGTTCGTGGCGACTCGATGGACGGAACTCTGGCCGATGGGGACTGGGTGCTGGTAGATCGCAGCAACCGCGACCCTAAACAGGAAGGCGTGTTTTTGTTGCTAGTAAGTGGGGAGCGAAGAATCAAACGGGTGCAGCGCCTGGCGGGCGGGGCGTTGTACTTGATTAGTGATAACGATCACTACCAGCCGGAAATGATCAAGCCGCAGGATATGCATGATGTGGAGATACTTGGGCGGTGTGAGATTCGTATTGGGCGGGTGGTTTGAGTGTAAAAGTTGAATATATAAAGACGGCTAATTCGAAAGTTTTGATTTACTCAATGATTTTATAATTATTTATAAACAGGTTTATGCGCAGGGGGTGATATGGCTAAATTTCCTTATCCAGAAACGCTTAATACAAGCGAGTTATTGTTTGATCCAGAAAATCCCCGCTTTCCACGGGAAATATCATCCGGCGCGGAAAATATTATTTTGGAGAAAATGATTCGTGACGAACGTGTCGCGGAGGTTATGCAAAGCATTGGTGTGCAAGGTTATTTTGAAGGGGAACCATTGTTGGTGGCCCAGGCTTCAGATAGCAAAAAATACTATGTGGTTGAAGGTAATCGCCGCCTGGCTGCTTTAAAGCTGCTGAATGGTGAGCTTGAAACACCGAAAAGACTTAAAACTGTTTTTTCAATTATTGAAGATGCTACCGAGAAGCCTACGAAAGTACCATGTATCGTATTTTCAGAAAGAAAAGATATTTTAAGATATTTAGGTTTTAGGCATATTACTGGGATAAAAGCCTGGGGGCCATTAGCAAAGGCAAGATACTTAAAGCAATTAAGAGAAGATGTATATGCTGATGAGCCAGAAGAGCTTCAGCTGAAAATGCTAGCCAAAGAGATTGGTAGTAGGTCTGATTATGTCGGAACTATGCTCACGGGCCTTGAGCTTTATGATAAAGCTAAAGATAGTGAGTTCTTTAATTTGCCAGGAATTACTGAAAAAGGGATTGAGTTTACATTGCTCACAACCGCAATTGGATATAGAAATATTTCTGATTACTTAGGTTTAGAAAGTAAGGTTGATACCCAATGTGAAAATGTTGAAGATGATAAGCTGAAAGATGTATTTTCATGGATTTACTCCCAAGACCAACAGGGAAATACTATTGTTTCTGATTCAAGAAAACTAAAAGATCTTGCTGCAGTTGTCGCTAATCAAGAGGCAGTTTCAAATTTAAAGAGAAAGGGCGATTTAAATGAAGCCTTCTTAATGACTGAAGGCCCGCAGGTGGCTTTTTCTCAAATGCTAGAGGCTGCTAAAAAGAAACTAAATTTGGCCTATGAAACCCTCCCTTCCGTTAGTGAAGTCGACAAAAGCCATGAGGATGAGATACAGAGTATTTTTGATTTATCTAAAAGCATTCGTTCTGTGATTAAGGGGCGGTTAGACGATGAGTAATGAAATATTTACTAAGTTATCATTACTGCCTCGATTGTCAGATGTTTTTGTTTGGTGTGATTATATAGAGCTACGTTGTCTAGTACACCCAGATAAAAGCTTTTCTCGTTCTGATTTAATGGAGACTCAGGAGGAGATGACAGATACGAGAGATGATGCTGATGATATTTCAGATGAAGAATATGCTGAAGATTTAGGTCTTGATTTTGATGAATTTCAACATGATGAAATGTATCAATCTACTCCAGCTGTAAACGATCGACTGCAGCAGAAAACATATGAGAGATTTCTCCATCTAAAAAGTAGATTGCGTCATTTTGGAGACGAACTTTATCCATTTTATTTTGATGAAGAATTACAATCAATATATCTTAAAGATGAACTTACTGATTGGCATTATTTTTATATTCAACTTTTAATATCTTCTGCTCTTCGTTATTGCCCGCGTTCCCGTCGGCATGAGCTCACTGGCCCATTTGAAGAAGTAAGTTATGCGATATTCAAATGTTTAATGCCGCAAGGGTGGGTTGTTCATCCATTCGGCAAAGATAAATCAAGTAGATATCGTGGACATCTTTACGACAAGCTCTCGTTACTTGCCGATGACGTAAGAGGTGAATTGGCCGCAAAACGAACTCATTTTAGTGAGCGCGACCAAGGTGATGGTGGGTTGGATTTAGTAGCTTGGCACCCTATGTCAGATGAACGAAACCTCATACCAATGGCTTTCGCTCAATGCGGATGTACAGCAGAGGAGTTTGGTATGAAAATGTTAGAAGCTTCACCTAGTAAACTCGGCCTTCATTTAAAGGTAGGTTATGAGTGGGCTTGTTATTATTTTATGCCCCAATCGATGTTGACCAATGATGGTAAAGATTGGCTTAAGTACTCTGATTTTTCTAGGTCAATTGTAGTTGATCGCTTTAGAATTATGAGAATTGCGAAGCAATATCAAGTAAATATTCATGAGGTTATAAAAAGAGAGACGATACAAGAGGCTCTCGAAATTTCTTTTTATTAATCCCATATAGCTGGTATTGCCTCAGCTACCGCCTGAAATAAGGGCGGTGGTACCGCATTGCCTACCACTTTGTATCGCATGCTCATGCTGCCCGACTTGTGTTCTGGAAAAGCTAGGTCTTCGAACCCCTGTAGCTTGGCGGCTTCACGATAGCTAAAGCGGCGCGCTGGCCCATCGTGCGTGAAACGCCATACATTATGCTCCAACTTCTCCAGCGGCGGGCTCATTGGGTGAAGGGGCATGTGTCTTGGATTCGCCACAATCGTTTTTGATTGCTCTGCCCAGTCATTACGCCGGTTTCTGGATAAGTAGTACCAGTGAAAATCTAGGTCGTAAAATTCACCCTCAGGCCATTCGGGCATACCGCCAATAGCATCATGAATCGTTGCTTTGGCAGGGCCGCCTGTTATGCCGTGAGTTGGCTGCGGAAACGTATAATCAATACCAAAGTCGTCACGAATACCGACGATGAAAATTCTCTTACGTTCTTGGGCAACTCCAAAATCTGCTGAATTAAGTACTTGAAATGAAACGTTGTACCCAGCCTCAGTGAATACTCTCAGCTGATCCTGCAGAAGATGGGCGTAATTTTTACGCACCATGCCGGAGACGTTCTCAACGATGAAAGCCTTGGGCTTGATCTGTCCTAACGCACGAGCAAACTCAAGGTAAAGGGTATTAATTTGTCTGCCAGCATCACGCACCCCGCCCTGGCTGAACCCTTGGCATGGGTAGCATCCAACCAGCAACTCGGCGTCAGGAAAATGTTCTATTTTGCTTATGCTTCCAAGGCGGTAGTCAGTTTCTGGATGGTTGTGCTCATATACCGCTTGCGCATAAGCCAACACATCGTTGGCCATCAGCACATCGAAGCCAGCATTGATGATGCCAGCGTCTGAGCCTCCGCAACCTGAGAAAAGTGACACTGCTGTTGGCATGACGTTGTCCTAAACCTTAACTCCCTCACGGGATGATGGTATTCGAAATGGTGGCGATTCTAACGCCCTATGATGACGCAGGCACACCCCTATTGCGTTATTTCTTTATTGCGTTATTTCATTATTGCGTTATTTAACGCCATTTTAGTACCCGTGGGGCTGCATGGCCACCTTCTTTTTCTTCGCCGCTCCCTCATCCGTATACGCCACCATCAACTCATCCCAGTTAGTGGTATAGCGCGGGCTGCGGTTCGCGCAGCGTAGGTGCCAGGGGGCGTTCTTTTCTGGCAGCCCTAAGCGTACCGTTCCTTTTCCCATCTTCTCGTTTAGCGCGTCCATGGTGGCCATTAGCTTTTGGCTGCGCTGGCGTTCTTCTTCCGTTTGCGGTGTGTCCATCAGGCTGAGCTGTTGGCGGTTCTCGTCGGTGAGGTCGATCAGCATCACGCCTGCTTTTTTGTAGCCGTACTTTGGCCGATAGATCTTGCGCAGCGCCTCCTGGGCGGCGTGGAGGATGTCGCGGGTGTCCTGGCTGGGGCGTTCCATTTCTACCGCCAGGCTGGGGGAGTATTGGGGCAGGTCGGGCCTAAAGCGGTCTGTTTTGAGGAACACCAGCACGGCGCGGGCAAGGCTTTTCTGCTCGCGTAGCTTTTCGGCGCCCCGTTGGGCGTGTTGGCGAATAGCGCCCTGTAGGTCGTAAAGCTGTGAAGTGGGTCGGCCGAACGATCGGCTGGTCATAATGCGCTGGCGTGGTTCGTTAACGTCGTTCATCTTCAGGCAACTGATGCCGCGTAGTTCCAGTACCGTGCGCTCCATGTTCACCGAGAACTTACGCCGCAGGCGTTTGGCGTCCGCTTCGCGGAGATCCCAGGCGGTGTTGATGCCAAGGATCTGCAGGCGCTCATTCAGGCGGCGGCCAACGCCCCACACATCGCCTACTTCGATCTGCTTTAGCAGGTGTTTGGCTTCGTCGCTCTCCGCGTGAAGGATGCACACGCCAGGGTAGCCGGGGTGTTTTTTTGCGATGCGGTTGGCCAGCTTGGCAAGGGTGTGTGTTGCGGCCACGCCTACACAGACGGGAATGCCGGTGCCGCGGCGGATCATCCGATGCAGTGATTTGGCGTGTTCCAGCAGCGCTTCAGGATCAAAGCCATCCATGCGTACGAACATCTCATCGATTGAGTAAGGCTCTACCCCAGCGGTTTCGCGCTCCAGGATGCCTTGCACCCGGTGGGACATATCGCCGTAAAGTTCGTAGTTGGAGGAGTGCAACACAATCTCGCCGCGATCGACCAGGTGACGCACCTGGTGGGCGGGGGTGCCCATCTCGATACCCAGCGCTTTCAGCTCTTCTGAACGGGCGATAATGCAGCCGTCGTTGTTGGACATAATGCCCACGGGGCGCCCATTCAGCTTGTGATTGAACACACGCTCGCAGCTGACATAGAAATTGTTGCAGTCCACCAGGCCAATCATATTGAGCTCCACTACTTGTGTAAGACTGTTAATTTATACAGTATTAGCAGCCAGGGAAGCGACAGGCAAACGCTAATGTACGTCGCTTAATGTGGAGCAAGCACAGGGCAACAGCATGCGAGTAAATTACTTGGGGCCAGCAGTGGTGGGCGTGGAGCACCCAGCAGTGGCCGAAATGGACAGGCGAAAATTTTCACCCAGCTGCTTTCTGGTGGAGATTAGTGAGGACGCGCAGCCAGGCGGGCCGTGGATGGAGGGCGATGTGCTGGTGGTGGATGAGGCGCGCACGTTTGGCCATGCCGATCTGGTGGTGGCTGAGGTGGAAGGGGAGTACCGATTGTTTAAATCCCACCGCGTGGGTAGCCGTTGCCGGTTATTGCCCACTGCTGGTGGCCAGGGGTGTTTTATCACCGCTAAGCAGTATCGCGGGGTGGTGGTGAGGCAGGCTAGGTGTTGGGCGGTGTAGGTTATTTCTTACAAACAGATGGCAAAATGCTTACATGCATTGCTCAGTTAATTTGGCATAGTGGTGTGGTCGCCTAATAGCACGCGTGGCGGAAACGCTTCGTCAGAAGATTGCGGCAAACAAAACCCTCGGCCATGTTGTATGGTCGGGGGTTTTTTGGAAGCTGGAAAATTAAGATAGGCGAAAAATGGACTTCTGAGCGCGTTTCCGTGCTTCTTCAGCGCTCAGGCTGACTCTCACATTGCCTTGCCGTTTCGCGGCAAGATAGCGCTTACGTGCGGCCTCAATGGTTGCCGCCTTGCGCTGCCGCTGTGAGCTGTGATCATTCGCGTATAAATGCATAGCATGTTCCTCTAATAATGCCCATACCGCCTCCTACAAACGGGCCGAGTGTTATGGCACGGAGATACGCTGCTTTCCTTTCACTAGGCAAATCTACGGTGAGCCTCATTGTTTCTACATATACCCCTGCTCCGTGACATTGTGGGTCACTTCGTCAAAGATGCTAAACACAAAGTTGTAAGATATCTCTTACAAATCTTGTCGGCAATTTCTTACAAACAGGGGCTATTTTTTGGTCTATGCTGATTATGACGCTTGGATGCGCGAGATGGAAGGAACCAGCTTTTCTGTAAGGAGACGGATACCAAAAGCCCTCGGCCAACGGATGGCCGGGTGTTGTTAGGTGCTGCTTTTAAGGGCTAATCTCGATAGTCCTTCCTGCCCTCTCTGCGTTAATACTCACCGCGTCTCCATCCGAATACTGCAGGTATAGCCCCTTTCACTGAAATTGTGGGTCACTTCGTCAATGATCCAGGGTGTGGCGTCGATCTCTGGCTTGTAACCCTTTGCAGTGACCGGGGTTTCGGGGTAGATATCGGCGCGGCCTTCGGCTAGCTCCAGTGTGAGTTCGGAGTGCTTGCGCTGTAGGCGCTTGAGTTCGGCGCTGGCTTCTTCAATGGCGTGGGCCTCGCTTGCGTAGGTGTGGCGCAGGCGCTTGGTATTGTCGCTGCTGCCCACCAGCACTTCTTTTCTCTCCGCACTTTCCAGGTCGCTCCAATAAGCCAGCACGCCGGTGAACTCTTCACGGTCAGCGATGAGATAGCGGTGGGTGTCGCCTACACCGCGCTTGAGGGTGAGCATCGGGATGGGGGTGCCGCCTGCGGTAACGCCGCCGTTCATGGGCATAAACAGTAAGTTGCCGTTTTTGGCCATGCATAGGGCGTCATAGCGTTCAGCCAGGCGGTGCAAAAAGTGTAAATCGCTTTCGTCGGTTTGGTCGATGTGATCAATGAATATGCCTGCCAGCGCTGAGGCGATGTTAGGAGCCAGCCCCAGGCGACCGGCGGCGGTGGCCACAATCTCTTCGAGCGTTTTCTCGTGGTAGCTTTCGCAGCGCTTGGCGGGGTTCTCTTTGCGCAGGTCGGCGCTGCGGGCGCGGATGGTGAGCACATCCGGCGCGCCTGAGTGTTCGACTTCATCCACGGTAAAGCTGCCGCGATCCACCAGGGCTTCACCCTCCCAGCCCAGGGCCACGGTCAGGATCTTGCCGCGCGGGGGGATGGCGAGGCGGCCGTCGTGGTCTTCCAGGGTCATGGTGAGTTCGTCGGTGGTGGTACCGCGCCGGTCGGTGATAGTCAGGCTTTGCAGGCGGCCGGTGGCGGCCATGCCGCCGATGGCGTAGGCGGGGCGTCGGGCGGGAATCATGCTTACACCAACCTTGGCACGGCGCGCATGGCCATACCGGCCAGCGGGCCGAGCATGGCCAGCAGGTTGCCGTTATCGTCTTCTACCCGATGCAGCACCATATCAAAATCAATTTGCTGGGCGGCGCCGTCGCGCATCAATGCGACCTTGCGCTCCTTTAGGCTTTCCATGACAAAAAAGCCGTAGTTTTTGCCGGTGCCTTCGATCAATGGCCAGGCGTGGCCTTGGCTGGCCATGTCGCGTAATTGATCCAGGTGGGGTTGGCCGCCGGTGAACTGGGGGTGAAGGGTGCCTGTGAGCGTGAAGGTGTCTTCCCCTGGGCCGAGAAACTGGCGGGCGGGCAGCAGGCCGACCCGGCCTTGGGCTTCCTGCCGCCATCGGGTTTGGCGTTGCAGCTCTTGATAGGCGGCGGTGTCGAGGGCGAACACGAACATGCCGTAAATCATCATCATGGTGATATTTCCTCACTGCTCTTTAATCAATGTCGTGGAAGGCGCTGCGGTGGCTTGCCTGGGCGCGGCGTTCGGCATCGCGCAGGGCGCGTTGTACTTCGGCGTTTACCAGCCGTGCCAGGGCTTGTTCATCCATGCCGGGGGCGGCGTTGATCTCGATATTGATGCCGCCGTTTATCACCAGCCCGCCGCTGGGCTGGCTGGCGTGGCTCTGCAGCGGTGGCCGGGCGTCGATCTGTATGCCGCTGGTGTCGATGCGTAGCGGGTCGAAGGTCGGCGGCGTTGGCCACTCGAATGGCATCGCGCCCAGCTCGGGAAGTGCTGGCCGCTCGATGCGCAGTGCATCCAGCGTGGGTGTTTCGGGCTTGGCCACCTCGCTATGGAGCGTGGGCAGCTCGGGGCGTTGGATCTCTAACGCGCCCAGCTGGGGTAACGTAGGCCGCTCCACTTCCATGGCGATAGCGGGCGATGCCACCCCTGCGCCCAGCATTAGCCCAGCGGCTGCATTGTGTAGGTGGGAGGCGAGGCTGCGCACTTGCTTAACGGGGCCATCGGCGTCGGCTTCAATGCCGTTGGCCAGGCCTTGGGAGATGTAGTTACCAATGGTGGCAAACACGCGGCTGGGGGAGTGGATATCCAGCCAGCCGCGCACGGTGGTTGTGACGTCGTTGGCCAGATTGGCGGCGCTTTCCGTTGCGCGATTGGCGCCGTCGCGTATCCCTTGCCCTAAACCGGCGGCGGTATCCTTTCCTAGTTGGATAGCGCGGTTGGCACCGCTGCTGAGTGAGTCCAGCGCGCTACCCATGGCGTCCTGCACCCAGCCTGCGATATTGCCCGCCATGCCCATCACTTGGTCGCGCAGGGCACCGATCATGCTGCCGATGCCGTTGATCATGCCCTCAACGATATTGACGCCGAAGCCTTCAAACACGCGGCTGGGGGAGTTGATGCCAAGCACGCCTTTGAACCAGTTGGCCACGCTGGAGGCGATGCTGGTCACCCGTTCGCGCAGGGCGGTGAGCTTTTCGGTCAGCCCGCCCAGCAGGCCGTCGATAATAAAGCCGCCCAGGCTGCGGAAGTTTTCCGGCACTGAAATGCCCAGGCGTTCGAGGGTGCTGGTGAAAGCGCTATACAGCAGCCCAAGCGGTGACCAGTTGATGAGCAGGCGAGACACGCCGCCGATGCCGTCACCAAAGGCGTCTTTCACTTGCTGCCATAGGCCCAGGAAAAAGCCTTTGATGGGTTCCCAGTATTTGTAGATCACCAACGCGGTAGCGGCGATGGCCAGGATTGCCCAGCCAATGGGGTTGGTGGCCAGGAATACCGCCGTGGCTTTGAGTGCGCCGAGTAGGCCAACCGTGAGCGCTTTACCCACCGCAAACAGTGCCGCGCCTGCCGTTTTTAACACCGGGGCTAGCACGCCTGCCTGGATGCCCAGGGTGGACATGGCGAAGCGGGCGAACAGCAGCGGGGAGAGAATGCTGGCAAACGTCATGGTGACCGCGCCGCCGATGGTGGCCAGGGCGATCATGGCCGCGGCCACTTTGGCGATGGTGCCTGCCAGCTCGGGATTGGCTTTGATCCAGTCGCCTACGCTTCGCGTGATGGCGGTGATGTTCTGCACCAGGTCGCGCAGGGGGCCGTCGTTGGTGTCGGTGATACTGATGCCGACTTCTTCCCAGGCGCTGCGCAGGTTCTTTAAATCGCCGCCGATGTTGTCGGCCATGACTTCGGCCATACGGGCGTTTTCGCCCATGTTGTCGCCCAGGGCATTGATGATGTCATCCAGCTGGCCACCGCCCATGGCGTCGACCAGTTCCGCCATGCCGGAGCCCGCTTCTACGCCGAAGATATCCTGCATGATGGCTTTACGTTCGACGTTGCCCAGATCCGCCGTGGCCTGGCTGATATCACGCAGGATATCGGGCATGGCGCGCATGTTGCCGTTGGCGTCGGAAATTTGGAGCCCGATGTTTTCAATTGCGGCCGCTCCCTTGGCGGCAGGGTTGGTGAGCCGGTTCATCATGGCGCGCATGGTGGTACCGGCCTGGCTACCCTGGATGCCGATGTTGCCGAGAATGCCCGACATGGCGGCGGCTTGTTCCATGGTGAGTTTGAGGTCTTCGGCGCCGCCCAGGTACTTCATGGTTTCGCCGAGCATTTCCAGGTTAACGTTGGCGCGGCTGGCGGTACCGGAGAGGATATCCCCGACGCGGGCCATGGCGCCTTCCGCTTCCATATCGACCTTGAACGCCCCGGCGATGTTGGAGGCAATATCCGCCGCGCGGGCCAGCTCGGTATTATTGGCCAGCGATAGCGCGAGCACGTCTTTCATTGAGGCCTGAATGGCCCCGGCGCTCATACCTGCGCGCAGTAGGAACTCTTGGCCTGCACCCACTTCGGTTGCGCTGAAGGCGGTGGTTGACCCTAAGTTGCGGGATTGCTGGCGTAGCCCCTGGTAGCGTTCGTCGTCGGCATCGAAGCGGCCAACGGCCTGTAGGGTGCTCATCTGTTCCGCCCAGGCAACGCCAGGCGTTAACAGGCGAGAGGCGGCGTAGCCTTGGGCGATACCGGTGCCGAACATGCCCATGCCCACCCCTTGGGCGCGGGCGACGTTGGCCATGCCATTCTGGTAGCGGTCGCGGGCCTGGGTTAAGCGGCGCTGGCGTTCGGCGACTTCAGATAAGTGGCGCTTTTGTTCCTGCAGCGCGGTGTTTAAGCGTTCCTCTTTGGTGCGCAGCTCCCGGGCGCTGCGGCCGAGGTTGTCGGTACTGATGCCCGCCTCATCCAGCCGGGTTTTTAAGCCCCGCACCCGCTCGGTTTGGGTGGCGTGGTTCTGGGTGAGGCGCTTGACCTCTTCGCCTGCGTTGCGGGTTCGGTTGCGGTATTCCCGCATCGCGCGGGCGGATCGGTCGAACTCGGTCTGCTGGCCGTGCAGGCGAACGCGGGCGCGTTCCAGTGAGGCGGTCAGTTGGTCGCTGGGCTGCTTGGTTTTGAGTAGCTCGCGGGCTAGGCGGTCGTATTCTCGGCGGGCAACGGTCAGGCCGGATTTAATACCGGCGTGGGCTTCGCGCTGCTTATCGAGTGCCTGGGTGTATTGCTGGTTGCGGGTGCGGGCGTCGCGCATTGCGCGGGTGTTGGTGCGCAGGGCGGCGTTAGCTTTGCGGTAGCTGGTGAGGTCGCTTTGTTGCCGCTGCAGGTCTTTTAACTGGTCGCGGGTTTCGCGCATGGCTTGGGCGGTTTGGCCTGCACCTTGGCGCATCCGCTTTAGGGGGCCGGTGACGCGATCTACCGCGTTCAACATGACTTGCAGGCGTAGATTACGCGACATCGGCTTTTTTCCTATTTGGTGCGTTTACCGGGCTTGCTGCCTTCGTGGCGTTTGCGGGCGCGTTCGCGCCACTGCATGAGTTCTTCGAGTTCCATGTTGTCCATGGCGCTGGGCTCCCAGTGGAACACCATGGCGAGATCCGCCATGGCGTCTTCTACGAACTCGGGAAGGGCTCTTTTTTGAAGGGCTAGGCCTCGGTTTCCTTGAATTTCTTTGGGATCAAAAAACCGTTGAGCGCCGTGCCGAGCTGAATGAGGTCGACGATATCGAGCGTTTTCACCTCGGCTTCGGTGAGCGATGGCGTAGTGATGCGGGGCAACACTTTATGCAGGGCTGTCACTTCGAAGTTCATGATGTCGACCAAGCTGACGCCACGCATACCGCCGGACATGGGTTTACGCACGGTGATCTCTTTAACCAACGTTTTGCCACGCTGCAGCGGGGTTTCCAGTGGCACTACTTCGGTCGGCACGCCTGGGGCGGTAGCGGTGGTTAGCTCTTCGTTTTTCTCAACGGCTTGGGTGTCGGTGTTTTGGTTTTCGGTCTTATCAATCATGGTCGTGTCCTATAAAAGAAAAGGGGTAGGGCCACCGGGGTGGCCGTAGGGTGGAGGTGCTTTACACACCCAGGGCGGCGCGGCGCTCTGCCAAGCGATCCTTGCCACGAACTTTGAAGATGAAGCCGGGGACGTCGCGCTCGATGACCTCTTCGCCATCGACGATTAATTTGAAGTACGAAAGGGTGGTGGTGACGCTGATCTGGTTGTTGTCGCCTTTGCTGGCATCACCCATGGCGATGGTTTTGTGGCGGCCGCGCATGACGATCTCGACCGGAATAATCCCGCCATCTTCGTCGGATTCGTAAGAGCCGGTCATACGCAGCATGGCGGCGTCGTGGATGGGGCTGCCGTAGCTTTCGTAGATATCGACAATCATGCCGCCGGCCGTCCACTCGAATTCCTGCAGCTCATTGCCCTGGTCGACTTCGATCGGGCCTTCCATACCGCCGCCTTCGTACTCGACCATGCGGCGGGCCAGCTCGGGCAGGGTGAGTTCGGGGATCTGGCCCTGCCAGTTGTTGCCATCGCCGAACAGGTTGAAGTCTTTAAGGATGTGGGGGAGTGCCATGGTCAGTTGCTCCTGTTAGGCGTTGATGCGGTCGGCAAAATCGACCAGGTAGCGGTCGGTAATGCGCTGCTGCAGCATGAGGTTTTCCAGCGGGGGCACCGGCGTGTAGTCGTAGTCGATGTAGAGCTTGCCGCTTTTTAGCACTTCCTTACTGTTTAGCTCGGGGTCGAACCAGGCTTCACCGCCCAGGATGTAGCCTTTGCGGGTGAGCTCGCGGAACTTGGCGTTGATGCCTTCGATAATGTCGCGCACCAAGCTGGGGTGCATGGGCTTATCCACTGCCCACAAATGCGCTTCCGCGATGGTGTCGGCGAGGACTTGCGCGGTGCGGGTGTAGGATTCAAACGCGAACAGCGGGTCTTCGGTACAGGTGCGAGAGCCCCAGAAACGGAAGCCGCTTTTGTTGATCAGCGTGGTGACCTCGGCGGCATTGAGATACCCGGCATCGGTGGCGGGGTCTTGGAGATCCCAGAACACATCGTGGGTAATGCCGGTGACGCTGTTTACAGGCATGTTCGAGAGAGTTTTGTGCCAGCCGATTTCGTTATCCAACCGGGCGCGGTGGCCGAGCGCCTTGGCAACGGCGGAGAGTGGGCGGCTTTCCTGGGCGTTCACATCGAAGTTCTGGAAGTTGGGCCAGATCACCATGGCTTCCCGTTCGCCGAAGTTCTCGCGGTACATCACCGCTTCTTCCTTGGTTTCGCAGCCGTGGGCGGCCACGTAGGCGAAGGCGCGTAGCTTGATGGCCACGCTGATCAGGGCGGTGGCGACGTTTTCGTTATCCAGATCCGGCACGCCTAGAATGCGCGGTTTCACGCCAAAGCGCTGTTCGGCGGCGAGCAGGGCTTGAATGCCGGTTTTCTGACCGGTGGCGGTCACGCTGCCAATGATGTTGGCGGTGGTTTCGGCTTCGTCCTGGCCTTCTGCCACGCGCACCACCACACATAGGGCGCGGGTTTCTTCGACAATGGCACGAAGCGAACGGGCCAGGGTGCCGGTGGTGCCCGCCGCGCCAATGGCGGAGTAAATATCTGTGACCAGCACCGGGGTATCGAGGGGGAAGCGTTCGGCGTCTGCCTCCGGGCCGGTGGCCACCAGCCCGATAACGGCGGTGGCCACGGTGCGAATGGGGCGCGTGCCTTCGTTAATTTCGACGACGCGGACGCCGTGATGGTAATCCTGGGCCATGCTTGTCTCCTGCGCAGGTTCAAGCGGGGTTCTGTTGAGGTGTGCTGCTATGGTGGGCAGGCTTCGCGCGGGAGGGTAGTGGCGGGCGTTGTGCGGGAGGTGGGGGACAGAAAGCTGTGGATAGCGGACACAAAAAAGCCCGCCGAGGCGGGCTGAATCAGCTTAATCAGTCAGTTGTTCGGCCCTAAACGTGGGGTCTAATATAAATTGAAAGACGGGGGCAATGGTTATAGAACCATCTTGGTTGTATATAGGTCCGTTAAGGACAGATTGATATCCCCACATGTGCGGCGCACGCTTACGGTATCCAGGTGAAGACCAATATTCTTGAGACAACTTTAAAAGAGCATCTTCGTTGAACTCAAGCTGTGAGCCAAGCACTGCCCAACCATTTTGAGTAAACAGCATTGAATGTCTTTCAGCAGCGGCCAACACATAAGAGGGTGGCAATTGAAGCCCATTACATATCCGTAGATACACCTCAAATGTCATAGGACTTCTGCCAGTTTCTATCTTAGTCCATGCATTGGGCGTCTTCCCCGCCATCTCTCCTAGCTGGGCTTGGTGTATGTTTCGCTCATGCCTGACCTCTTTTAGCAAGATAATTATAAAGCTAAGCAAGCAAGTTACTTTTGTTTCATCGTTGGTCATCGTGCTGTTCCTTTGGTTAGGGGCGTTACGTTCTTGCATACTCACAATATATGAATCTTCAGGTTCTCGTCAAGAATGTCGAAATTATTTTTTGTATTTTATTTTTGAATGTGGTTGTTCTTTTGTATGATTTTTAATCATTGCTGATCGAAAAACAATATGGTTCGTGCATTGGCGAGCCATATATTTTGCTAAGTGCTCAGATTAACTATGGGCTGTTTAGGTTGAGCTGCTCAATGGCCTGCATGCAAGCTCTCCTGGTCACTTCAATGGTATTGACAGTCTCCATACGTTCAAAAAGTTGACTAACCATAATTTACCTTTAAGGTTTCCCGGCAAACTAAACCTCAAAACTAAAAAATGACGTAGCAAGGGGAACACATGAAGTACTTGAAAATTATCGGGTTGTTGGCTGGATTAGCGCTGTTGCACGGCTGTGCGGCCGTACCCGAATCTCATAAGCTGGCCTATGAACCGCAGCCAGACGTTACCCCTGTTGAGGGTGCTTCGCAGGTCGCGGTCAATGTTGTGGTTGAGGATGCGCGTGAGGATCAGCGCCGTATCAGTCATAAACGACACAGCTGGGGCTTTCCGATGGCATCGATTCATAGTGAGGAGCCAGTAGAAGAAGCCGTGAAAGCTGCCATCGAGCAGGAGTTGTTAGCTAGAGGGTTTGGGTTAGACGGTGATGCTTCTGTCATTATTCAAGGCGATATCACCGAGCTGTACTCGAACTTACACCTGATAGACACCTTCTTTACAGGCAAGGCGGTAGGTAAGTCTACGATTCAGCTAGAGGTGATGTTAGAAGCCGATGAGGTGCTGTTCAGCAGAGAAATATCCGTTGCCCCTGAATATAAAGGCCTGATGTACCAGTCTGCGTCTAACCTAGCCAGGCCTGTAGAATTGGCGATTGAAGAAACGCTCGATGAGCTGTTTGATGATCCGTTGTTTATGGATGCTTTGTTGAGCGATAGCCATGTCAGTGGCATTAGGTAACGTATCGTTCTAGTTCCGAAGAGTGAAGCCCGCCAATATTGGCGGGCTTCATTCGTTTAGGGTAGGTGTTACGCTTCTGGCGGTCGGTAGCGATTGAGCTGCTCAATGGCTTGCTGGGCCGCTTCTTCTGCGGCTTCGATGGTGTCAGCGCGTTGCACCGCTGCTTTACCACCCAAACGCAAGTTGCGGATATCGCGCAGGGCGGTTTCCCATTGCTCGGCGGTGGCGACGATCTCTTGGGCGGCCGCTTCGGCACTGACCTCAAACATGGCCATGTGGTCGCTGACGCTGGAAGGGATGGCCGTTTCATCCTTGCCGTTAGCCAACCATGCTTCAGCCTCTTGCTTGGCCAGCAGGTACTCCTGATCGATATAGCTGCCGGGGCTAACGAAAGCGGCGCGGGCGTTGCCTGCGGCGGTGTCGACCTGACGACCTAAGACTTTCGCAGCGGCTGCTTTGACAAGCTCGATAGGCACCCCTCTCTCCAGCAAGCCAGCGTGATGAAACTCTGAATAGGTGGTGCCATTGTGCTTCATGTTAATAATCATTGAATGCGCCCTTAAAATACTAGGTTGGTGGTCACGTTATCCGTGTTGGCGGAAACAACATTTGACCAATCGGCAGCACCAGCCAGCGTGCTATTAACGACGAATAGGTCAAACGGGATGGAGTCTGAGCCATTGTTAGAGATCAGCTTTTGGTCTGCCGCACTAGAAGGGAGCGTCGCTAAATCAGAAATAACAACATCTGAGTTAGTGATGTAATAGTCACCTTTACCGATACTGCCCGATGCATGGACATGCGAAAACGGTGTGCTATTTATCTTAATGCCGATGTTTTGAGACAAGAACACGAACGTTGATGATATAGAAGGAAAAAGCCCACACTGCCAAGGTTCAACCCTGGTTCCGTCACTATCACTGGTTAGCGTTGCTGTTTCAAAATTCAGCTGAACGCACCAGAAAACACCCCCAAACCCAGGCCTAAAGTTAGCGGCGCGTGTAGCTCCGTCACTAATGCTTATACCGGACTGAACAATAGTCGCCCGATCAGCATCATCACCACTGCGCAGCGCAATGCCCATTGAAGAGGTCGTATAGTACGATCTTGCGAGAATTGAGCTTCCCTTCATCTGGGCGACAGCATCGAGGACATGTGTCTGCGACGCTGCCAAGCGAATTTCAATATTGATCTTTGCCGGTAGGTCGTTAAGGGCGCCTGGAATGGTTCGCTTTGCGCTATTGAAGTCATCCCCGCTGTTCGCATCGCTACCGTTGACGGCATCAACACAAATTATGCGGTCAGAAAGTTTAGCAACGGCTTCCGGAACGGCCTCCGTCGCTTGATCAACCTTCTGATCAATGCCACTCATCTTATTAGCGACTTCGCTGGTCAGGTTATTGGTAGCGCCAACCAGCGCGGCGATTTGGGTTTCTAGGCTCATGTGGCCTCCTGTTCATTGGTGGTGCTGTTTTGAATAGTGGCGGCGCCCTGGGCAAAGGCGTCGGTTAATGCCGTGAGCGATTCACTTAACTGGTTTTCCAACTCGGTTACCTGCGTTTTGGCAGCCTTCTTGGCCAGCTCTTCGGTGATGGTGGTGGCGAAGTTAGGGTTATTGCCCAGGGCTTCGGCGAGCTCGGCGAGAGTGTCCAGGGTTTCCGGCGCGCTACCGGCCAGGGCACTGAAGCGCTGGTCGATCTGCTCGATGGTGGGCACGTCGGCTTTGTTGGCCTTATTGCGCAGCTTGCCGTCGATCACCCCCAGGGTATGGGTGACGGCTTGGCGCAGGGCGATGAGGTTTTCATCGAAGCTCATGGGGTGGCGTCCTCCTGGGCGGCGATCATGCCGCCGTGGTAGCTAATGGCGTCGGTGAGCGCGGCCATCATGCTGCCGAGCTGCTGGGTGGCGTGGCGGGCTTCCTCCACTTGGGCAAGGATCTCCGGCGAGAGGGTGCCGGGCGGGCCTTGCGTGCCGTGGCTAATCACTTGGAAGCGTGGCGGCGCGGGTAGGTGAACCGTGACCGAGCGCGCGGGCATTTGAACGGTGAGGCGAGTGGCGTTAGTCATGAACTACCCCCGGCGTTAGCTGAAAGTGGCCACGCAGTAGGCTGTACACATCACCGGATGGGAACGTGATGCGCAGCTCGTAACGGGCGCCCGACCACTCCGGCGATACGGCGCCCGCTGTTTGCTCGGGGCGGATATGCACGTTGATGCCGCCTTCGCTGGGTACCAGCTCGATGCCGTTACCGGTTTCACAGCTGAGCAGCGGCGCGCCCTGGGTGGTGGCCACCACGAACGTGGCTTCGCAGCCAGTGAGATCCACCGGCGCGGCGCTAGGGTCGTCGCTGGCCCAGGTCGCGCTAAAGCGGTAGGTGGTACCGGCGACCATGCTGATCGTGGGTGCCTGGGTACTCATGCGCGTTTCTCTAACTCGTGCACGCGATAAAGCAGATTGACCTGGCGGGCCATGTTCTCAACGATGGCCGCCGCGTTGGCGGTGTACTGCTCGCCCCAGGCGGCCAGCGAGAGGTTCGCGCCGGTGCCTTCCACCGTGACAGATTCGGCGGGCAGGGCGTCCAGGCGCAGATCGAACGCCAGCAGCAGCGGTACCGCGTTGGAGATGTAGGCTAGCGGCTGGGCATCCGACCACACAGCGAGTAGCGTGCCGTCTTCCAGAAAGAAGCCCACTTCATGCACCCAGAACTCGGGGCCATCGCCATCCACTACGCCGGTGAGGTGAATTTGGTGGGGGCTGACGCGTTGGCCATCGGCGATGCTGACGCGCCTGCGTTCGTTGACCAGCTTGAATTCGTTCTTGCCGGGATTGCGGGCGTTGTCACCGATGGCGATATGCGTAATACGCGCGGCGAGGCCATCGCTCTCGGCATTGAATACGGCGGCGAGGCCCGCCGTGGTAATAACGGGTACAAGAGCTGTCATGTGGTGCTCTCCATGGTGTGATGAGTAACGGCAAATCCGCGACAGGCACCGGCGACTAACAGCGAAGCCGCCGGAAGGTTAGCTTGGGCGACAGAGTCGGGCAGATCGGTATCGGGTGCGTTAGCCATAAGCCGACGAGTGACGGCCAGCCCGCGATAGGCACCGGCGACTAACAGCGACGCTGCCGGGAGATTGGCCTGGGCCACAGCATCGGGTAGGTCGGTATTGGGGGCGTTGGCCATGAGCCGACGAGTAACGGCCAGCCCGCGACAGGCACTGATAATGGCGAGCCATGCCGGTGAAAGCGTGGCGTCAGCCGTTACCTGTGCCGCCCGGCGAGTCAGTGCACCGGCCTCATGCGTTGCCGTAACGGCGATTTCGGCGGTGATCTCAAGTGGCGGTTGGGTCGGGCGGGCATCGTTGCGGGCTAAACCGGCGGCACTCTGGGCGCTGGCCACGCCAACACGACCAGGGCCGAACTGGGCGGAAAGCGAAAAATCGTAGTGGCTGCGCAGGTTCTTGGCGCTTTGAATGGCGTGGTGGATCTGCTGATAAAAGGTGCCGCTGAGCTGGTCGGCTACTTCACGGTTGTCGTTCAGGTGCAGGCGCGCACGGAAGGTGCCTGGCTTGGTAGTCGGTTGCTGCTCAAACCATTCGGTGAGCGTGACTTTGATACCCATGGCCGACAGGGCTTTTTCCACCGCCAGCCGGGTGCCTTTGATGCGGTGGACGGCAAAGCTTTCGGCGATCACGGCGCGCTTGGTGGCCTCTGGCCAGTCGGCTTCCCATACATCTACGGAAAACGCCCAGGCGAGGAACGGCAGCAGTTCCGCCGGGCAGGTGGCCGGGTTCCACAGCGTGCGCAGCGGTACCGGCAGGGCCAGCGGGTGCGAGGCAGCAACGCGGGCTTCCAACTGGCTACGGTTGGGAGGTAACAGGTGGATCATGGCTGCCGCTCCGTAGCGATATGAATCGCGGTGCAGCGGGGCGCTTGGTGGGGTTGGCTGCGTAGATCCTGCCAGTTATGCAGTGTGACGTTTTCCACCCCTTGCACCGTGAGCGCGGCGCTAATGCCGGAGCGGGTCACCCAGGTGCCCAGCTTGTAGCGGGCGTCGGTGTAGGTGTTTAGCTCCCGGCGAGCTTCCTCGATCACCAGCTCCGCATCGGGGCCGGGGCGTAGGGTCAGCGTGGCGTTGATGGTGTAATCGACCCGGTCGGCGGGCTGCAGGGTGAGCCGGTCTGTTAGGGGACGGTATGGCTCCAAGTAGTCACGCACGATATTCAGCAGCGCGGGCGTGGCGATGCCGTCGTTTTTGCGTGATAGCACGGTCAGCACCACATCCACCGGCTCGGGGCTTTCCACCGCCACATCGCGCACATCGGGATGCGCGGCAGCGGCGTGGAACTGGTAGGCGCCCACCGGCCCGGCCACCGATAGCCCTTCAAACGCTAATTGGATGCGGGCGCGAAAGTCGCGGTCGTGTTCATAGCTGGGCGGTACCGGCGGCACCGCGTTGGGGTTGCCGGGGTCGAGCATTAAGCGGGTAACTTGGAAATTAGCGCCTAGCTGGTCGAGATCCCCACCGGCGGCATAGGCAAGCATCACGGCGCGGGCGGCGTCGTTAATGCGTTCGCGCAGTAGCAGTTCGCGGTAGGCGTTTTCCTGCAGCAGCTTGGTGAGCGGTTCGCTTTCAAGGGCTAGGGTGTTGGCCAGCTCTTCCCGTTCATCGCTGGGGGTGAGTTCTAGCAGGCGCGCTTTGCGTTCGCTCAGCAACGCTTCAAAGTCCAGCGGCTCAATCACATTCGGCGGGGTGATCTGGGAAAGATCGATGGGGGTGCTCATGTGAACGGTACCTCCACATGGAAGCGCTGGCCATCGTGGGTTTGGGCGTCGATCTCCAGCATGGCGCGGCCGTGTTGGCTGGCATCCACTTGGCGGTTGACGCGCAGCACGCGCACTCTTGGCTCCCAGCGGGTTATGGCCATGACGCTGGCGGCGTAGGCTTGTAGCAAGGTGGTGTCGTTTAGCGGCTGGTCGATCAGTTCCGGCAGCAGCGAACCGTACTCCCGGCGCATCACGCGGGTGCCAATGGGCGTGGTGAGAATGTCGCGGATGCTTTGCTGGATATGAGCCAGCCCGCTGACCAGGTGGCCGTTTGATGTGCGCATGCCTGCCATGGTCAGCCCCCTACAAACACATTGGGCGAGCCGGTGGCCACCAGCGAACCGCAGGCGACCGGGTCGCCAACGCGGCCTTTGGGGCGGCCGTTGACGAATACCGTTTTGGAGCCCGCTGCTAGCACGGATTCATGGGAGCAGTGGCGCGCCCAGGCATCGGCCACGCGGTGGCTGGGGATGCTGTTCACAAACACATTGGGCGAGCCAGATACCGACGGCCGTGGTGAGCATGAGCCGTGGCCGGTACATATATCGCCTAGACGGGTAGCAGCGGGCATGGAGTTCTCCTATAGCGGCGTGGGGGCCGCCATTTCCTGGCGCACGTTGTCGAGTTGGTCTGACTGTTTGAGCGCGTTGATCATGGCGGCGCGGCTGAGGCCGCCGTCGCCTTTCGTGATGGGGCGCGTGAAAATGCCCAGCTGCTCTTGGCTAGCCCGTTGCCGGATTTGCTCAATGGCTTGGGCAATGGCGTGTTGGCTGGTGGCCAGTGAATTGCCGTCGGCTTGCTCGCCGGCATAGAGCGCCTCACGAATCAGCGTGAGTTCGTCGCGGATCTGCTCGCCGACAGCGATCATTTGCGCGAAGTCGTCGGTGTAGTCGATAGCGTTTTCATCGCTGGTTTTAACGCCCATGTGATTGCTCCCTGGCTTTTACAGGCTTAGTTTTCATAAATGTTGCGGCCCTTGAGGTGCATATCGCCGCTGGCGGTAATGCGGATCTCGCCGGTGGCGTTGATGGTGATGTCGCCAGGAATGTCGACCTTCAAATGATGCTCAATGTGGTTGTAATCGATCACCGCGCCGTCGGGCATCACGGCGTGGAAGTGGTCGCCGTTATCGCTGGGGGCGGGGTGAAGGCTACGAAACAGGCCCGTTAGCACTACGCCTGCATTGAGATCTCCGCCGGGGGAAATAACGATGACCTGCTCATCGACCGTAGGCGGGCACCAGGTGCGTGTGGTACCCGCGCGGCTTTCGATCCAGCGCAGCCAGCCGGTTTTCATATCGCCAATGTCGACCCGCACGCGGGGTGGTTTTGGCGGCTCGGCGCTTGGGTCACCGTAATCCACCTCGGCGATGGTGCCGATGCGGATCAGGTTATGTATTAGGCGGAGTAGTTCGGCGGCGTTAGTCATGCCGCTAATGGTGGTGGCGTTACGCGCGGATGGGTAGCGGCGGGCGTTGTGCGGGGTGGGTAGGACAAGTGACGCCCCCAGGCTTGGCTGGGAGCGTTAGGCTGTTATGGGTCTGGTTCTTTGATTAGGGCTACGCCCTGGGGCCAAAACCGACGCAGTCACGCAGATAGTTCGTGCTCAATAGCGGTGGCCACAAACTGATTGAGGCTTTGTCCTTTGGCCGTGGCGGCATCGGCGGCGTGTTTGTGTAGGTCTTCCGGTAGGCGTACCTGGAACTTGCCCGAGTAGGTCTTGGTGGGTTTAATGCCGCGCTTCTGGCACTCCTCCAGAAAAATACGCAGCGAGATTTCGCCTTCGTCGCGTAGTTTGGCAACGCTGTCGGCGTAGAAGTCGGCCCCGCCGCTCAGCCCAATGAATTCGCCACGGAACATTTCAATGTCGGGGTCGTACTGGATGACGGCACGATAGCCGTCAATGATCATGATGTTATTCATGGCGTCTCTCCGTTCTCTTCTAACCATTTGCGTATGCTGGCCACTGCGCCCTTATCGGTATCCGGTGATGGGTGCGGGCGATGAAAAACACGCACTTCATCAAACAATACAACGGCAATACGCGACCCTTCCCGCTCCTGGATCTCTGCCCCCATCGCCTTGAATAGCGATTCGATATCACTCCAGGCAATGGTGCCGGGAGTGGGTCGGCTAAAAATAGCAGCCAGTGTCTTGGCGTGTTTTCGTTTCATACTAAAATGATACTGAATTGTAGTACCGCTCACAAGAAACGCAACCTAGCGATTGGGAGGCATTAGGTGGTTAAGAACGTTCTCAGCGGTGCGTTCTCGGTCGGCCGGTGTGATACCCACCAGCTCGCGGCGGGCGTATTGGTGTTGTGGGCCGCCTTTCTCGACGCGGTCGCGCAGGCCGTAGTGGTGTACACGGGCGATGCGGTTAATGCGGCCCAGGAAACCCACCTCGGCGGTGTCTGCCGTGGTTTTGATGCGAAGGTATTTAGCGGTGCGCAGCTTGGTGAACATCGCTTTGCGGCGGATGGCTCCGCTGCGGCCGCGTAGTTGGGTGCGGGGTTCAAACGGCGCGCCGTCGGGGTTGGTTTGGGCCTTGATGCGGCTGCGGTTGGCAATGCGCAGATCCCGCGCGACTTCCCTTGCCAGCACCCGCCGCTCTTTGGGGCTGAGCTTGTTGATTAGCGGCGTTAGCCAGCTTTCCAGCTGTTGGAGGTCGTCACTCATTCGCCGCCACCTGGGCTTTGCCATTCGCTTTTAAGTACGTGTTCGGCATCGCTTGGGCCTTTGACGTACAGCTGCCAGCTTTTCGCCGGGCAGGCGTCCACCGGGTATTCAGGCATGCGGTGTTCGGCGTTGATGTCGCCGGTTTGGCAATCCACTTTGGCGACGACGCGTTCGGTGAGGCGGACGGTTAAGGCGAGATCCCAATGGGTGTTGTTGAGTATCTCGGCCTCAATCTGAACGGCTTCATCTTCGACTAAATCGGGCTGGTAACTGTTGAGCCACTGCAGTAGCGGAACCATCACCATGTCGAGGCTGCCGCTGTAGTCGGTAATGATGATTTGGGCATCGACCGTGTATTGGTGGCTTAGGTTGGTACCGCGCGCAAACTTGATCTTGCCGTCATTGACGAAGGTATGGAGCTGCTCGGGGTTGCGCTTTAGTTCTGGGATTGAGGCGAGCAGGTGTTGGCGTAGGGACTGGAGTTTGATCATTGCGGTGCTTCGCTGTGGCAAAGGATGATGGCATCCACTTCGGCGGCGCACTGTGCCCAGGCGGCTTCGGTGCTTTCCAACTGCAGGTGCAGTTCGCCGTTGGTTTGCGGGTTACTCGCTGGCAGGCTGCAGGGGCTCGGCGTCGCGCAGCGATTGATAGTAATCACTGGCACCGGTGACGGCGGGGCGCTTGCGCAGGCGGATAACAGCGCTAGGCAGGTGAGTGTTGGCCCAAGCGCGTAGCGTGGCGTTTTCACGTTGCAGTTCCTCTATGGTGGCCAAGCGGTTGGCGGCGGTATGGCTAAGCGCCGCTTGCTGTTCATCCAGCGCACGGCGTTGGGCTTCCAGGCGGCGGGCGTTCTCCCAAAGCGCATCAATAATCACCAGGCTTTTTTGTTCCCGGTAGTGGGATTCAGCCAGTTGCTGTTCGGCCAGTTCGGCGCGGGCATCCGCGGCGTTGCTGCGCTGCCAGAGCGCCCAGGTGACCAGCACCACCAGCAGCAGAATGGCCAAGGCAGTGAGTAGGCGGGTCATGGTGCTGGCTCCTGCTCGATGCCTTGCAAGCACAGCTCGCGCTCTGTGGCGCGGCGTTTGACCAGGCCGTTTAACTTTCTGCCACCGGCGTATACCCAGCGGCTTAGCTCATGGCAGGCGCCGCGTAGATCTCCGGCGTTGAGTTTGCGCAGCAGGGTGGAGCGGGCAAAGGCGCCTTCCCCCACGTTGTAAACAAAGGAGGCGAGCGCGGCGCGGGTGGGTGGGGGGAGATCCAACTGGGCGCGTCGATCCACGGCCGAAAAGGCGTGACCAAGATCCGCCTGCAGCAGTTCGGTGCAGCGTTCCTGGCTAAGCGTTTGCCCCATTCGTGCCGTGGCGGTGTGGCCAAAGCAGATGGTGGGCACGCCGACCGGGTCGCGGTAGGCGGTGGGCTGGTAGCCTTCGTAATAGGAGACCACGGCGGTGGCGATGCTGAGCGCCCCGGCTGTCGCGCCGATGGCAAGGCGGCGTTTAAGACTCACGGCGGCGCTCCTCTAGGTAGTTCCGGATGCGTTTTAGGTAGCGCGGCAACAGCAGGCCGATTTGCAGCGCGAGATAGAGCAGCGTGAGTACCGTGACCCAATCGGCGGGCGTCATGCCGCCCATATGCAGTAGGGAGACGATGGCCGGTGGGGCGGCCTTGACGCTCTCGGTGGTGATTTCATACGGGTGGCTCATGGTCGCTTAGTTCCAAAGCTGGATGGGCGGTTGGGTGGTGTCGCGTGCTTCCGGTGGTGGCGGCAGCGTGACCGGCGTGCCTTCGCGCAGGACTGGCCCCTGGTTGACCAGGTGCGGGTTTAGCCGCAGCGCCTGCTCGGTGATATCGGCGGTTTTGCCGTATACGCGGTAGAGCAGGGCGTCCAGCGTTTCACCCTGGTGTGCATATACGGTGCGCTTCATATCAGCTCGACCGTGGTATGGCGGCGGCCGACGAGCTCAGCGATGGCCCAGCGGGCATCGGCACGGTAGTCATCAGCGGCCAGGTCTTTGGCTTCGCCGCGTTCGTCGCCTTTGCCGGTGGCGGAGGCGTCGCGGTAGCGCTCCAGGAGATCCGCCTGGGCCTGGGCGTAAACCGCGCGCAGGTAGAGCAGTTGGATATCGCCTGGGCTTTGCCAGGGTTCTGGCGGTATGGCATCGCAGGCCATGCGGCCCGCTTGTTGGTGCGCGTGCTGGTAGTTGGCCAACTGGCGGTTAACATCGGCCACGGCGGCGCGCAGTGATTGGCGTAAACGCGGAGGCGTGACGTTGTGCACGCGCTCTTCTTCGCGGAAGTCGTTGGGGTCGATATCCGGCCAGAAGCCGTTGTTGATGATGATGTCCAGCGTTGGGCTGGGTGGGTTGGTGCTGTGGCCAAGCATAATGGCGACCTGTGGTTACCGACTGGATTAAGAAGGGGGTGGACCGCTTCGCGCGAGGCTAAAAGCCCTTGCTGGGCGGTGCCCCCTTGCCGTCGGGGTGCGACTCGGTTGGTGTCAGGCCTTGGCCTGGCCACCCTGTTTTTTGAGTTGGTTTTCCAGCCGTTGGATGTCTTGCTTGACGCCAATGCGTTCATCCAGCGCTAACGCGGCCTTGAGTTGATCAAGCGCGCCTTCAGTATCTTCGGCGGCGCGCAGGGCGTAGCCGTAGGTCTTGTGCAGCTTGGCTTTGATCTCATCGTGCATATCGTGGTTATCCACGATGGCGGCGGCGCGGGCCATGACGTTGGCGAGCGCATCGGCGTCGGCATCTTCCTTGGCCAAGGCGCTTTTGACGCCTTCGGCGATCTCTTCGGCCAGGATGCTGACGGTGTCCCGGGCGTAGCGGTCGGGGGTGTCGATGTTGTGCTTCACGGCATAGGCTCCAATGGCGAGGGCTTTTTCAAAATCCCCCACGTCGATGCACCAGACCATCATGGTCATGAGCACGTCGTCTTTGGCGCCGTTGCCTTCGCTTAATACGCCTTCCACATAGGGCAGAAAGTCGGGCAGCAGCTCGCGCTTTTTCTCGATTTTGGCTTGGATCGATTTGATGCTTTTCAGCGTGCGCGTGGCGTCATAGAGCGCAGCGGCGTGGAGCTCGTACTGCTCGCCTGCCTGCTGCTGGCCGGGGGTGGCAGCGCCCGCCGCTTTCGCGGCGGTCACTTGCTCGTAGTGTTTACGGGCTGGGCTTTTCATCGGTTCCCCTTATTCGGCTTCTGTCAGTTCGATGTTTTCAACCAGGCAGCCGAAGCCGTAATCCTCGACCACGTAGGCGTCGTTGCTGGATTCGTAGTTTTCGATGCGGTTGCGCTTGGGGTTGTCGATGACATGACGGCGGCGGCTGCCCAACTGCCAGTAGAGCGAGAGGTTGGCCAGGGAGGTAATCAACAGGGAGCCGTCGGGCACGAAGGGGGCGCGGACGGCTTGCAGCCCACCGACGCGCTTTTGGCTGACCATCATGTCTAGGTCGCGGGCTTCGCTAGGCGTTTCGGCGTACTGCTGAATCATCGGGAAGTATTTATCGGCCAGCATTTTGCGGCCCATGATGGCCACCAGGGCGGTGTCTTCCCGGAACCAGGGGTCGATCATTTCGCTCACCGCATCGAATACCAGGGCATCGAGGTTTTTGTAGTCGCCCGCCGGGCCAACGATGACTTTGCCCGCCGTGGCGCCGCCGGTGAGCACGCGGGCGGGGGCGTGAGTGCGGTAGTGGTGCAGCCAGCCTTTGTTGACGTCTTCCAGCATGGGGTTAGTGGTGCGGTCGGTTTCCACGGCGGCACTGGTGCCGTTAAAGCCGATCATGATGCGATCCAACGCCTGGCGTTTGATGATGGCGTTGCGGATGCGCGCCTGAAAATCGGGGAAGCGTGACCAGGCATCCAGCTGTGCCCAGCGAATATGGGTATCAAATTCGGTGCTGACACATTCGTAAGTGGTATCGCTGAGTTCGGTGACATCACGGGTGCTGCGGTCTTTTTCATCGACGTTGGTACGCCCGGCGATGGGGCCGGAGACGCCCAGGCCGACTTTCTGACCTTTGATCTCATCCACGCCAATGACGTTGATTTGGCCCAGGAAGGCACTGGATTCCTGCATCTTGCTCTCCAGCGTTTGCTGGACGCTGGGCTCGACGTTGAACTGCTCGCCGGTGTTGTCGACGCCGTTTAGCTGGGCTAACCGAGTTTTGAAGGCGTTAAAGGCTTTACGGGTATCGTTGCGCATTGGGTTTCCTTGAAGTGGTGGCGTTGGCAGGTATGGCCAGCGCTTAGCAGTCGGTTAGCTGGGCCTCACCGCCTGTGGCGGGTTTACGCGGCGGCCTGTCCTGTTCGTTGTCGAGCTGGGTGTATAGCTCTTCGAAGCGTTTTTTCAGATCGTCATGGGCGGTTTGCAGCTGGCTGAACTGGTCGGCGGTGGGGCGGGTTTCCAGTTCGTCGGCTAGGGCGTTGTAGTGCTCGGCGACCACTTCCAAGGTGCCTTCCAGTTCGGTGCGGAAGGTTTCAAAGCCTTTGGCGGTTTTGGTGTCCTGGCGGCTGAACAGCGCGGCGATCTTGGCTTTCAGGCCTTCGGCGGCGGGTGGTTTCTCTTCGCTGAAGTCGAGCTCAATCTCTACCGCTTCGGTGAACACGTTTTCAGCGTGTTGCTTGCGGCTGGCCAGTGGTGAGGCGCTGCCCGCTTCGCGGCTGAACTTGATCATCTCGGTACCCAGCGAGGCGGGGGAGTCGGTGACCGCCAGCCCTTCCAGGTAGGCTTCGCCGGTGTCGCCAAACTTGGGGTTTACTTCGATGGAGCTGTAGACCTTTTGGCGCTTTTTGTTGATGGCCTTGAGTTCGTCGGTGGGGTCGATCTCGGCGAATAGGGCGAGCTTGCCGTCTTCGACTTCGCGGGCTTCTACCGAGAGCACGTCGCCGAGGGCGTTAAAGACGCTGTCGGCGGTCATGCCGCGGATGTGCTCCATCCAGACGCGGGCGCCGTACTTATTGGGGTCGTAGTTGGCGGCCATCTGCTCGATCCATTCGCGCTGGATCTCGCGGCCGTCGGTGGTTGCGCCTTCGGTGGCGACGCGGAATTTTTTAGTTTTTCCTGACATGTTGGGCTTCCTGAGCGGGGCGGCGGTTGATGTGCGCTCAGGTTCCGCGTGTAAGCGTTTTGGCTCAACGGTTGCGCGTTGTGCGGGCGGGCTAGCACAAGGCGCGGCAGGCGTGGGCATCGCGCGCGGCGGGTACGCTGGCGACATGACGACGACAGCCCCCACCCCGACTTTAAGCGCCGAGGAAGCGCCGCGAATGACCGCCCGCCATTTGTACTGGCAGGGGTGGCGAGTCGCGCGTATTGCTGAGGTGATTAACGAGAAACCTGCGACGGTGCATAGCTGGAAAGCGCGCGACCGTTGGGAAGATGCCACGCCGACCGAACGCGTTGAGCACTCGCTTGAGGCGCGGATGGTTCAGCTCATCGCGCTGCCTGATAAGGAAGGCAAGCACTTCAAAGAGATTGACCTGCTGGGCCGACAGATTGAGCGACTAGCACGTGTAAGGCGGTATCAAGAAACGGGTAGTGAGGCGGATCTCAATCCGAACATCGAAGCTCGCAACGCTGGGCCGAAAAAGAAGCCGCGACGTAATGCGCTGAATGAAGAGCTAATGGAGGCGCTGGAAATCGCGTTTCTCGATTCTTTGTTCGAGTATCAGAAGGTTTGGTTTGAAGCGGGGCATAAGCACCGCATTCGCAATATTCTCAAAAGCCGCCAGATTGGCGCAACGTGGTTTTTTGCCCGCGAGGCCATCGTTGATGCGTTCAAAACCGGGCGTAATAAGATCTTCCTTTCTGCCAGCCGCGCCCAGGCGCATATCTTCCGCAATTACATCGTGCAGTTCGTCAAAGAGGTGTGCGATGTGGAGCTTAAAGGCGACCCGATTGTTTTAGATAACGGCGCCGAGCTGCACTTCCTGGGTACCAACTCCAAAACCGCCCAGGGCTATCACGGTGATGTGTACCTGGATGAGTACTTCTGGATTCACCGCTTTGCCGAGTTCCGCAAGGTCACCAGCGGCATGGCCATGCACAAGAAGTGGCGGCAGACGTATTTCAGTACGCCTTCCAGCGTTGGCCATGAGGGGTATCCGTTCTGGAACGGTGAGCTGTTCAACAAGCGGCGTAAAAAATCCGAGCGCGCCGAGTTTGATGTCAGCCATGAGGCGCTGAAGAACGGCAAGCTGTGCCCGGATGGCCATTGGCGGCAGATCGTGACGGTACTGGATGCTATCGAGGGCGGCTGCCACCTGTTCGATCTTGAGCAGCTGCGCATGGAGTACTCGCCGGAAGAGTTCGACAACCTGCTGATGTGTGGCTTTGTCGATGACAGTCAAAGCGCCTTCCCGCTGGCGGTGATGAAAGCCTGCATGGTCGATAGCTGGGAAGTGTGGGACGACTACCGGCCCTTTGCGCCTCGCCCGGTGGGCGATCGGGAAGTGTGGATTGGCTATGACCCGACCGGTACTGGCGAAGATGGCGATGGAGCGGGGCTGGTGGTGGTTCTGCCTGCGCGCTCGAGCAACGAAAAGCACCGGGTATTGGAGCGGCACCGATTGAAGGGCCAGGACTACGAAGACCAGGCCGCCTTTATCGAATCCTTCCGCGACAAATACACCATTGGTCACATCGGTATCGACACCACCGGCATCGGCGGCGCGGTGGCCGAGTACGTCGAGAAGTGGTTCCCCACGGTGGTACGCTACCGCTATGACGTTTCGCTAAAAACCTCAATGGTGCTGCAAGCCCAGCAGATCATGCGTAAAGACCGGCTGGAGTTTGATGCGGGCTGGTCGGATCTGGCCGCCTCCTTTATGGCGATCAAAAAAGAGCTGACCGGCAGCGGCCGCCAGTTCACTTATGTTTCCGGCCGCAGCAAGGCGACCGGCCACGCGGATCTCGCGTGGGCCACCATGCACGCCCTACATTTCGAGCCACTCGACGGCCCAGCCAGTGAAGGCGCTGGGCGTTCCATCATGGAGTTTTCTGACGATGACGACTAACACCGCGGCGGCCAAGCCGCGCATTCGCGTGCCTGCGTATCAGGTTCAAAACGATACCGCCCCGGCGGTGGCCACCGACAGTGGCCGTATGGAGGCGTTCACTTTTGGCGACCCGGAGCCGGTCACCAGCATGCGTGATGTTTGGTATGAGGGGGTGTGGCTAACGCCGGATGAGTGGTATGAGCCGCCGATCCCGCTAAGTGTGTTGGCCAAGAGCTACCGGGCCACCGCCCACCACGGCAGCGCCTTGCAGGTGAAGCGCAATATCCTGCTGAAAACCTTTATTCCCCACCCGCTGTTGAACCGCCGCACCTTTAGCTCGCTGGCCCTCGACTACCTGGTGTTTGGCAATGGCTACCTTGAGGATGTTCGCGGGCGGCTAGGGCGGCGGCTGGGTTTGCAGCATCGCGGCGCTAAGTATATGCGTCGCGGTGAGAATGACCGCTATTGGTGGGTACCCAACTACATGGAGCGGGTAGAGCTGCCTGCAGGGCGCACCGTTCATCTGCTTGAGCCGGATATCGATCAGACCATTTATGGGGTGCCGGACTATATCGGCAGCTTGCAAAGCGCCTGGCTTAACGAATCCGCCACCCTGTTCCGCCGCCGGTATTATCTCAACGGCAGCCACGCGGGCTTCATCATGTACGTCAACGACCCGGCCCACGATCAAAAAGACATCGACGACATGCGTAAAGCGCTCAAACAGAGCAAAGGGCCGGGTAACTTCCGCAACCTGTTCCTTTACTCCCCCAGGGGCAAAAAGGACGGGGTGCAGATCATCCCGGTCTCAGAGGTCGCGGCGAAAGACGAGTTCTACAACATCAAAAATATCACCCGCGACGATCAACTGGCCGGGCATCGAATCCCGCCACAGCTAATGGGTGTGGTGCCGCAAAACGCCGCCGGATTTGGCGACGCGGAAAAAGCCGCCAAGGTATATGTGGCCAACGAGCTAGAGCCACTCCAAGCCACTTTTAAAGAGATCAACGAGCACGTGGGGGAAGAGGTGGTGAGGTTCGATCCGTATTTGTTGGAATAAGCCAGTGTTGATTAACCGCGATCACTAAAAAGCCGCCTAGCTAGGCGGCTTTTTAGTGTAGGTAAGAAATTAACTCATTCTACGGTTTGATTACCAAGCGATCTTATTTAGGTGAAAGTAGACCCTATATAAATCTTTTGTAAGCCATGAACCGTTGATAACGTCTAGACTAGTTGTTGAGAGTAACGCTAGCGGTGAGTACTGCTTGGTCGCCAACAAACTGAATATCACTCCATCCAGCTTCAGTAGCTGCTGTGTTGAACCAAGTTTTTACAGAATTGGACATTCTTTGTGCCGGTTCATTTGGATGAATAGAATTGTATAAACTGATTATGCGATCCCGTTCTGCTAGCTCAGAAGGGTGGTTTGGGCTTCTATCATTCGGGTCTGGAAAGTCATAAGGTCTAGCCATATCGCGTCCCTCTATCTCATTTAAATTAACTAAGTCCTTTGAAAATATCATGCGATATCATCAGGTGCTACGTTTTTTTGGAGTGAATAGGTGCTAACACGCGCCATCGTCACCCCGCCCCGCCCGCGCGCTAAATGTAGTGGTTTTTATGCACCAGTGCGGCAGCGGCTCAAGCCACGCCAGTGCTGGGCGGAAGGACAGTTTTAAGGGAACAGTTTTTTATGCGTTTTCATGCGCATTTTTGCAGTTTTAGAGGTGGTCAGTGAGATGGTGGGAGGTAGTGAGCCGCAAGCATTTCTAAGATAGGTTTTCGGTGGGCATCCCAGGTTCGATCATCAACCATATGAGCCAGGGAGTGGGGCATTTCAGCGTAGGTAATCCACAGCTCTTCAGTTTCTGAAGGTAGTAAGCCGATCTTGGCGCGCCGATTCTGTGAGCGGATTTCAAACCAGGCGTAATGGTCGCTGTTCTTATCCTGGCGTAGGCGGTAGGTGAAGCGGGTGAGCTTTTGCGATGGATTAACCAT